GATCGAACCCCACCCCAGTGGCACCCCCCAAAATCGCATTAAAAGGAAAAAATTTATATATACATATTAATTTGTATAAATGACCAAAGCAAAATCCAAATACTCGACCCCCACCCCTCTTATATGTCAAGTACCCCCCGTCAATGGTACCTGAGAATGATTCTTATTTCTGAAATATATTTTGCAAACAAATAGAATACTAAGAATGGATACACTACTTATCACTTTTTATGTTCTTTTTGCTACCTCATTGTTGGGCATTTTTTGCATACACCTTGTATCTTGATTTTATTTAAGATATACTTCGTCGCATAGCTGCACAAATTTTAATCACAAGGTGTAAACAGCGACACATGTCAGACCAAAAACCACTACTAGATACTGTTGAAGAGTCATTCGATAGCATTGTTATGATGCCAAAGATCGATGATGATATTCCTATACCTGCAAAAAACTCGCATATTACACCTAAGCTCTCCCCTGCCGAGGAACTTGAGGTTCGCAGCCATACCATCAAAGAGATTAGTGATCTAAATGGCAACACATTAGAGCCTTCGACCGAAGAAATTGAGGATGCTGAAGAGATTGCGAAGGAAATCATGGAAAATCCTAATCTTAAAGTAGATTATAAGAACTATCCTAATGAAACCATCGCTTATCTAGCAGGGCTTGTTGCACAAACCAGCCACATGGTTGCTGAAGAGCTGTCTGATATTAAGTTATCTGTGCTCAATGGACTATTACAAGAAGCAGCGACTGCATCTAATCCTAAAGACCGCATATCAGCGTGGACTAAAATAGGTGAAATTGACGGTGTGGATGCATTTAAGAAGAAAACAGAGGTTACACACATTACAAAAAGCGGTAAAGAGCTAGAGGAAGAGCTGAAAAAAACCATTGAGGAGCTCAAAGGCAAAGTCATCGACGGGGAACACGAGGTTATAGACGATGATTAGTGCTAAAGACTTAAGTCTATTAGAGAAAGCACTGCCACACATGTCAGAATCTGAGAGAAGGCGTAACTTAGAGTTGTTGACACGGTATAAACAAGAGCTAGTCAAGGAAGCTGGCGGTAAAACCTTCTTAGAATTTATTAAACACGTCTATCCAGACTATAAAGTAGGTGCGCATCATGCTAAATTGGCTAAATTATTTGAAGAAATCGCTGAAGGAAAAAGAAAAAGAGTTATTGTTAACATTGCTCCGCGACATGGGAAGTCTGAGCTCATATCGTATCTGGCACCTGCGTGGTTTTTGGGGAAACACCCAGCGAAAAAGATTATTATGGCTTCTCATACAGCGGATCTTGCCGTTAATTTCGGCCGTCGAGTCCGTAACCTTGTGGGTCAAGACAATTATCGGGAAATTTTTCCAGATGTGTCGCTTCAAGCAGACTCTAAGTCAGCTTCTCGCTGGGGTACTAATTTTGGCGGTGAGTATTTTGCCATTGGTGTGGGTGGCGCTCTTGCCGGACGTGGTGCTGATCTCTTCATTATTGACGACCCGCACTCAGAACAGGATGCAAAGCTTGGAAAGCCCGATGTGTTCCTCCCAGCTTGGGAATGGTTCCAATCAGGTCCACTACAACGTCTTATGCCGGGAGGCGCCATCATTGTAGTCATGACCCGTTGGTCAAAGCTGGACCTCACAGGGCAGATTGTTAATCAAATGGTCAAAAATGAAGACGTTGACGACTGGGAAGTGGTTGAATTTCCAGCGATTTTAGAACAAAACGGTGATGAAGTGCCTTTATGGCCTGAGTTTTGGAGTATTGAAGAACTTAGATCTCGCCGAGCAGCGTTGGATATACGGTATTGGAACGCTCAATACATGCAAAACCCCGTATCTGAAGAAGGTGCGTTAATTAAACGAGAATGGTGGAATATATGGGAAGAAGAAAAACCGCCTAATTGTGAGTTTATTATTATGACACTCGATGCGGCGCAAGAAGCTAATACGCGAGCTGACTACAATGCTCTATTGACGTGGGGAGTATTTCTTAACGAAGAAACGAATAATTATAATATAATACTACTCAACGCAATAAAAAAACGTTTAGAGTTTCCAGAACTCAAAGAACTTTGTCTTGATGAGTATCGAGATTGGGAGCCTGACGCATTTGTTGTGGAGAAAAAATCAAACGGGGCTGCACTTTACCAAGAGTTCAGACGTATGGGTATTCCTGTTGGTGAATTTACACCGGGCAAAGGTCAGGACAAAATCAGTCGCGTTAATGCAGTATCTGATTTGTTTAGTTCAGGCATTGTATGGGCACCTGATCATAGATGGGCGCATGAAGTCATAGAAGAATGTAATGACTTTCCATCAGGCGCTAACGATGACTTAGTTGATGCAACAACTTTGGCATTGATGCGGTTCAGACAAGGCGGCTTTATCAGATTACCTTCTGATGAAGAAGACGACATTATTTATTTTAAAAGTGCAGGTCAAAAAAGACTGTACGCAATATAGGGAAACATTATGGCACAAGATAACAACAACGTAGATAAAGGGTTGTATGCAGCTCCGATGGGGATGGAAGAAGCGGCGCTCGATGAACCCGAGTTAGAAATAGAAATCGAAGATCCAGAAGAAGTTACGATTCGAGCTGGAGGTATGGAGATTGAGATTGATCCAGACCGCATGGATGATGATGAGTTTAACAAAAACTTAGCCGAAGAGATTGACGAAGGCGACTTAGAAAATTTAGCAAGTGACCTGCTCGAAGATTATGAAGGTGACGTTTCATCAAGAAAAGATTGGCTAGATACTTACGTTGATGGTCTAGAACTTTTAGGTCTTAAACTAGAAGATCGTTCTGAGCCATGGGAAGGTGCGTGTAATGTATATCACCCGCTTATGACAGAAACACTTGTGAAATTCCAAGCAGAAACCATGACCGAGACATTCCCAGCAGCCGGTCCTGTGAAAACACAAATCATTGGAAAAGAAACCAAAGAAAATCAAGAAGCATCTCAACGTGTTCAAGAGAACATGAACTACCAGCTTACAGAGAAGATGGTTGAATACAGACCTGAACATGAAAGAATGTTATGGGGTTTAGGTTTAGCTGGTAACGCGTTTAAAAAAGTTTATTATGATCCAAGTTTAGAGCGACAAGTCTCTATGTATATTCCAGCTGAAGACATCGTAGTGCCATACGGTGCTTCAGACTTGGAGTCTGCACAGCGTGTCACTCATGTCATGCGTAAGACACAGAACGAGCTACGCAAACTACAAGTCGCAGGGTTCTATTTAGATGTTGATTTAGGTGAACCCACTTACGACTTAGATGAAGTCGAGCAAAAGATTGCAGAGAAGATGGGCTTCAGTGCAACTACAGATAGTCGCTGGAAGATTCTTGAAATGCATGTTGATCTTGACTTAGAAGGATATGAAGATAAAGATGATAAAGGTAAACCTACAGGTATTGCATTACCTTATGTAGTTACTATTGAAAAATCAACATCAACTATTTTAGCGATTAGACGTAACTGGAATCCTGATGACAATACTAAACAAAAACGTCAGCATTTCGTACATTACGGCTACGTGCCAGGATTTGGATTTTATTGCTTCGGCTTAATTCATTTGATTGGAGCGTTTGCAAAATCAGGCACAATGATATTACGACAATTGGTAGATGCTGGTACATTATCTAATCTTCCTGGTGGTTTCAAATCTAGAGGCCTACGTATTAAAGGTGATGATACACCTATCTCACCCGCAGAGTTCCGTGATGTTGATGTTCCTTCCGGCACTATACGAGATAATATTTTACCCCTTCCTTACAAAGAACCCTCACAAGTTCTTAACATGTTAATGAATCAGATTATTGATGAAGGACGTCGGTTCGCATCAGCAGCTGATTTAAAAGTTTCAGATATGTCTGCTCAAGCCCCTGTGGGTACAACCTTAGCCATTCTTGAGCGTACACTGAAAGTAATGTCTGCAGTACAAAGTCGAATTCATTATGCAATGAAGCAAGAATTTAAATTGCTTAAAACTATCATAAAAGACTACACTCCTGCAGACTACTCATATGAACCAGCGACTGGTTCAAAAATGGCTAAACGTGGAGATTATGATTTAGTTGAAGTTATTCCTGTATCTGATCCTAATGCTGCAACCATGTCACAAAAAGTTGTGCAATATCAAGCAGTGATGCAGTTAGCTCAAGCTAATCCAGACATTTATGACTTACCTGAACTTAATCGTCAAATGCTAGAAGTATTGGGTGTGAAAAACATCAACAAGCTTATACCTAATAAAGAAGATGTTAAACCAATGGATCCTGTTAGTGAAAACATGAATCTTATTAATGGTAAACCCGTCAAAGCATTTATTTATCAAGATCATGAAGCACACATTACAACACACATGACATTTAAAGATGATCCAAAACTAGCGCAGCTTGTAGGACAAAGTCCGAAAGCACAAGTAATTGGAGCTGCTATTGAAGCACATATAGCAGAACACTTAGCATTTGAATATAGACGTCAGATTGAAGAACAACTTGGCGTACCTCTTCCAGCACCCAACGAAACATTACCACAAGATATTGAAGTTGATGTTTCAAGATTGGCCGCTCGTGCCGCTAAACAACTCATGGCTAAAAATAGAGCTGATATTGAGAATCAAGCAGCACAACAGAAAATGGAAGATCCACTTATTCAGATGCAACAAAAAGAATTACAGATTAAGGAAATGGAGGCTCAAGCCAAAGCTCAGAAAATGCAAGCAGATACTGTATTGGAACAAGCTAGACTTGACCTTGAAAAACTTAAACTTGATTCGCAAGAAAGAATCGCTGGTGCCAAGATTGGTGCTGACGCAGTGAATCAAAAACGGGAACTTGATGCAAAAGAGTTTATAGAAGGTACTAAACTTGGAGCTCAAGCGGTACAGCAAAAAGCAAAACCTACGAAAGGGGA